TGCTGGCATTTAACGAGTTCCTTCGTCACTACTCTTGGACTTTATTCCCTTTTTTTGGCCTGATTATCGGCTACCTAAGTGCGCGGTAATCACCCAAACGTCTCTTCCGACCACAGGGCCTTACCTACTCAAAGATATCCTCAGGCCACTGCGCCTTAACCACCTTGCCGATGATGCGGCAATTCTCGTTACAAGGGATGCTCTCATAGCGCGGGCTTGGGTTCAGCGGTTCCAGCCAGTGCTTACCATCATCCCAGGTGTATTTCTTGAATGTGACCTCGGAATCGCCAAACACGCCAGCTACGCAGAAATCTCCTGCGTCCACCTCTTCAGCCGGGTCTACCAGGATAAGCATTCCTTCCGGGAAGCTGGGCCGCATTCCCTGCGGTGCGGTCATAGAGTGACCTTTGACCTCAAGCCAGAACGCGTCTTTGCTGGCTTTCTTAGTCGTGGCTACCCACGCCTTTGCATCATTTTCTGTAAATGAGCCAACTTCTGAGAACGCGCCAGCCGGAACAGAAGTAAACAGGGGGTATTCATATCTCGGGTTTAGTTTCTGATTCTTGCCTAGGGATGAATACATCTCTGCAATTTCAGCTGCAATTGATGGGCTGAAATCCTCAACCCCAACACGGAGTATCTTCGCAAGCGCTGCCGCGTTACCGGCGTTAAGCGCGTTCACGCCGTTTAATATTGATGCAATGGCAGACTGACTAACACCTAAGGCGTCAGCCACTGATTCCTGAGATAAACCCAGTTCATTTTTTTTGCTTTCATAGATGGACTTAAGACGCAGTGCGTCCTCCACCTGCTCAGCAGATAACGGTTTCTTTTTTGTGCTCATCTGCAAAATTTATCACCGCACGGAATAAATGACTAACACCGCATGTGTTGACTAATTTACCTCTTGCGGTGATAATCAGTTTGTACATAAGGAGGTCAGCTATGACGCAACGTCTAAAGCTTAAAGATTATGCCGACCGTTTTGGTCAGACCAAGGCAGCAAGTGACCTTGGCGTTTATCAAAGTGCAATTTTCAAAGCCATTAATTCGCAGCGAGATATCACGGTAATCGTTCACGAAGATGGAACGGTGTCAGCAGAAGAGCTGAAGCCATTCCCAAGTAATCGCCGCGATAGTCAAGCCGCTTAAGTAACACCGCTCTTTACACATCCCCGCCCTGAAAAAGGGCAGTAATCCAAAAGACTACAAATCTATGCGTCACCCGTTATGGGTGTGCGCTCATTAACTATTCACTAATGGAAATACTACGAAATGGAACGTACACATACACGCACAGAAGCGCGGCAGATTGAAAGCGCTCTGCTCAACAAAATTGCAATCAAGGGTAGTAAGGAAATCGCTGACGCCATCGGCATTGACCGGTCGCAAATCACGCGCTGGAAGAAGGACTTCATCCCGAAGATATCAATTCTTCTCGCCGTTCTGGAGTGGGGTGTTGTCGATGACGAAATGGCACATCTCGCCCGTCAGGTCGCATCAATCCTGACCAAAGAAAAAGCCCCTAAGAACGGTGAATTCTTAGAGGCCTGATCACACTGTGTTTCGCCAACACAAATAGAGCTATTTCAGGAGTAATTATGGCAAAAAAACCAACGCCTGACCAGGTCAAAAAGGTTCGCTCAGGCATAACTAAAAAAATCCGTTTTGAAGTATTCAAGCGAGATGGATTCAAGTGTCAGTACTGTGGGCGCTCGGCTCCTGACGTGATTTTGCATGTTGATCACATAAACCCTGTCAGTAAGGGTGGTGATAACGACATGATGAATCTCGTTACTTCATGCGAAAGTTGCAACGGTGGGAAAAGTGACCGTCAACTTACTGATAATTCTGTTCTCGAAAAGCAAAGACAACAACTCCAGGAGCTTAATGTTAAGCGTGAGCAACTGGAGATGATGATCCAGTGGCGTGATGGCTTAAAGAGCCTGAAGGACGATGTGGTAGACATCGTTGTAGTGAAAATTGAAGAGTGTATTGACCCTTTCACTGTCAACGATAATGGTCGCAAAGCCATAAAACGATGGCTCCGTATTTATAAGATTGAAGAAATTCTGGACGCAATTGAACTGGCGGCAGACAAGAAGCTGACTCAGGAGCTTACGCCCGAGTTTACCGGGGCTTTCTTCGATTACATACCCCGTATTGCTGCAACAAAAAGAAAACCCCCCGAAGAGCAAAGGATCCTCTACATCAGAGGAATTCTGAAGAACCGAATTTATATCAATCAAAACCACGTAATGAGCTATCTCAAGGCGTGGGTTTCCTATGGCTTAGATCTTGATGAGCTGACCGAGTTTGCTAAGACGGTGCCGAACTGGACCACCTTTAAAGAGTGGGTATCCGAACGCATTCGAGAAGCTCAAGAAGAAATCCCGTATTAAAGGTGACTAAATGGCACGTTCACGAAACATCAAACCAGGCTTTTTCACCAATGATGAATTAGCTGAATGCTCTCCATACGCTCGTCTCCTTTTCGCGGGCCTGTGGACGATAGCTGACAAAGAAGGGCGACTGGATGATCGCCCTAAAAAGGTTAAAGCTCTCGTTCTTCCTTTCGACAACGTCGACTGTGATGATCTCTTAAAGCAACTTCACGACCGTAAGTTCATTCAGAGGTATCAGGTTGACGGTGCCGGTTTTATTCAGATTACAAACTGGAAGAAGCACCAGAATCCACACTGCAAAGAAGCGCCAAGTGAGATACCAGAATGCTGCGAGCACACTGAAGAACCGGAGGCGGAACCGGTAAAGGAAGATGAAAGCACAGTGCAAGTACAGTGCGATACTGGTGTGAATGACCAGCAAGTGACTGAAATTAATGAAGCACCAGAAAGGCACTGTGCAAGTACAGTGCAAGAACCAGAGGAGAACAATTTAAATCCTGCTGATTCCCTTAACCTGATTCCTGATTCCCTCACTCTGATTCCTGATTCCGTTATTAACACCCAAGCCGCTGACGCGTCTTGTGGCAATGGTGAGTTTTACGAAGAGGCTAATGTTCACCAAATGGCGAGTCGGTACGCATTCGAGGGAAATGTGGTGCGACTTAACCAGAAGGACTTCGATTCCTGGAAGAAGCTTTTTCACAATATCGACCTGGTAGCTGAACTGACACGTCTGGATCTGGAATTCACACATGACAAGCCGAAGAACTGGTTTAGCACCGCCAGTGCAAAGCTGAATTACCAGAACAAAAACGCGATTCGTCAGCCTACCAAGCGAGCAGTGAACGAAAGTTTCGCCACCAAGGATTACGGAACAACTGAAATCCCGTCATGGGCTCAGGAGTGAACATGGATATCAACGAGAAGATAGCTTTGCTGGAAAAACGTATTTCAGAAAACAACAGCCCACCAATCCACATTGAAAATACGGAGGTCCGTGTTGAAGAGGCGATCTGCGAGAGGCATGGGGCATTCGAGCATCGTGCCAGATATTCCACGGGCCCAATAAAACTACCTCCACGTCCTCCGGTATGCCCTGACTGCGCCCGTGAAGAACTTACGAAGCTGAAGAGCGAAAAGCTTATTCGAGAGGCAGAGGCAAGGCAGCGTACTATTGACCGCCTGATGATGGCGTTAGAAATACCTGAGCGCTTTGCAGGTTGTACGCTGGAAAACTATCAGCCAGATTGCGACGAGTCCAGGCGAGCGCTGAAAGTCTGTCAGGCTTATGCAACCAAGTGGCCTGAGAGACTCAAGCGCGGTGGCGGACTTGTCATGTGCGGTAAGCCGGGTACTGGTAAAAATCATCTGGCGCTGGCAATAGCAAAGTTAGTTATTTCTGAGCACCAAAGTCCCGTCGCGTTTACCACGGCGCTGAAAATTGCCCGCGAATTCAAATCGACATGGTCTAAATCGTCCAGTCGCACCGAGGATGATGTGATCCACCAGTTCACCAGTCCTGATTTGCTAATCATTGATGAGGTTGGGGTGCAGTTCGGAAGCGAAGCGGAGAAGTTGATAATGTTTGAAATCATCAACACTCGTTACGAGCGAATGAAGCCGACGATCCTCATCAGCAATCAGACAAAAGAAGAGCTATCCGCATTCATCGGGGAACGTGTCATTGACCGCATGAACGACGGCGGCGGCTGCACATTGTCATTCACCTGGAACAGTTATCGGTCTAAAGCGTGAGGCCTGATTATGAGCAGCAAAGCAGAGTTAATCGAATATCGCCGCAACAGGGAAACCGGCGAGGAGAGAAGCGTTTTCGTCCTGTCCCATTACAGCCAGGTATCCAGAACGACGCTTGAGCAAAACCTTGTCATTCTGAAAGACCGACACGGCGCGAGAGCATTTGTCGAGATTGACGATTTCCCGGCGAACCTGTCAGAGCGTGAGGCGGCGTTAAAGCTGGCTAACTGGCTGCAACGGCTTAGTGTCGCGATAGAAGACAACTGGACTAAACCATAACAGGGCCACTTACACAGTGGCCTTTTTATTTGAGGATAGAGATATGAAGCAATCATTAAAATTTTGGCGTCCGGAAAGCGGAGCTTTAGGCGGAATAGTTATGGGATTTGCTCTTTTCCTTGCTGTGATGATTTTCCTGCCGCCGGTTATCGCCTTATCGAAGTGGTGGATGTCAGTTTTCGGTCTATAAGGGGATAAATCGTGAAAGTAAAAACATCAGAGCTTAGCGGCAAGGCGCTGGATTGGGCAACAGGTAAAAGCATGGGGAACCATGTCGGTATCGATATGGACGGACGGGTTAAGTTTATAACCTCATACTCACCGCTAGAAATTATATTGTGGCAGCCATCAACCGACTGGAACCAATGCGGAAACCTAATTGAAGCAGAAGGAATTGAGTTCAAATGGGTATCAGACGCAACGCTGGAAGCACATTCATATCTTCATGACCCTCACTATGGCTACGGGTTAACGCATCAGGAAGCCGCATGTCGCTTGATGGTCGTCTCAAAGCTTGGCGATGAGGCAGACATTCCCGATGAGCTGATGGAGGTGGGAGAGTGAAAGATGCAAATCGAGATGATAAAGACGGCAGGGGGAGTATTCGCCCCGGCGTTTGAGCATGATTTACCCCGCCTGACCAAGTTCAAAAACGGCGAGATGTACACAGCTGAATTCAAGTTAACCAGACAGCCCGCCTTTCACCGCAAGATGTTCGCCTTCTTCAACTTCTGTTTCCAGCACTGGTGCGCTAATCGTGCCGGGTTAGAGCATATGGACGAAGCCACGCAATTCGACAGGTTCCGCAAAGACCTGACAATACTGGCGGGATTCTACGAGCAGACGGTAAGGCTGAACGGTGAAGTTAGGACAGAAGCAAAGAGCCTGTCTTACGCCAGCATGGAAGCCGATGAATTCGAGCGCTGTTACAACGCCATGATTAACGCAGCGATAAAGCATGTCTTTGGCCGCACTACCGACCAGAACGTGCTGAATCAGCTATACGCCTTTTTCTGAGGTATGAGATGAAAAAATACCGACTTATCTATGCGGATCCGCCCTGGCAATATCGCGACAAAGCAAATGATGGCAATCGCGGTGCCGGCCATAAATACGATGTTATGAACGTGCAGGATATTTGCCGATTGCCAGTATGGGATTTGGCTGATCCTGATTCCTGCCTACTCGCTATGTGGTGGGTTCCCACGCAGCCGGTAGAAGCGCTGAAGGTGGTCGAAGCGTGGGGATTCAGGCTGATGACTATGAAGGGATTCACCTGGCACAAAGTAAACAAGCACAAAGGCAACAGTGCGATCGGCATGGGCCACATGACCCGGGCAAATAGCGAGGACTGCCTGTTTGCAGTGCGCGGTCGACTACCTGAACGAATGGATGC